CCCCCACTGGAATGTGAAGAGTTTTTTACCGCATTACTACTGTCGGGTGGTAGAGGTTCTGCGTCGCTAGACCAGGATACCTGCTGCTTTGTTGGAATTGCTTTGATGATTCCCGACTATGTTGATTTCAGACGTATGGCGTATAGTCCATGCTCGGCTGAAGCCCCACTGGTTTTGTTAGGCAACCAATCGCCTTGTTACTGCCTTTGGGCAAAAAAATACCCGCTAGGAGCAGTGTGTTGGCACATCTTGGTGTCGAGTAAGATATGACTGCTGCCCAGCGGGCATGAAATAGTTCTTACTCAACACTCAGTACCAACACGAGTTACCGTAAACCATGTGATATTGTTGCGTCAACCCTCGGTGTTACTCTTTTGCGGGGTAAATACGACGGAAGCATCTGACGGAACTTGTGACATGCAACTTGTAAATTGTTATTTCTGTGGTGATAGTTCCCAGCCACGCCTGATGTTTCTTATTGACGGCGCAAACTCGTCTATTTGCGGTGAATGCTTAGTAGAAACAGTTCACAAAGCGTTGATCTTGGACGCTGAACAGAGTGAGGAAGAAGAACAAATTTGACCAAAAAAGCTGAGGCCGCCACCAGAAAACTTGAATTTGGCTCGATGCGCCGAAAGTTGTTTGCCCGCGAATATATAAGAACTGGCAAGCAGCGGGATGCGGCAATCGCAGCAGGCTACGCCCCTGGCAGTGCGGACGTTCAAGGGTCGCGCCTCATGAAAAGCCCAATCGTTATTGCTGAGGTGCAACGGCTGGAAACTCTCAGGGACGCTGAAGAAAAGATCGACCGCATGTACGTCCTTAAAGGCTTATATGACATGGCCGAAGAAGCAGATAGGGACAGTGACAAGATCCGTGCGCTCGAACTTCTGGGCAAATCACTCGGAATGTTCGTGGATCAGGTAGAAACCCACACAACCCACGACGTATCGGAACTACAGGAGTTCTCACTTGAGCAGCTTCGCGCCACTCATCAAGAACTTTCAGCAAAAAATGGCGTAAAGGTGTTGAATCCCGCCGAAGAGCGACATGACAACTAAAACTGTCACCATTCAGGACATCGAACTCGCTCTAACCTCAAGGTCGTTTGAAGACTTCCTCGACTATGTGCAAATTCTCGAACCGCCAACCGCAACGTCCCGTGGAGGCATCATCAAGTTTGAAAAATGGGGATACCTGCTTGAGTTTTGCAAAGAACTTGATACGGGGCGACTCATAAACGTCTTGAAATCCAGACAGTTAGGGTTTTCATGGATACTTGCGTCTTATGCCCTCTGGACTGCCATGTACAAAGAGGGCGCAAACGTACTGGCGTTCTCTCAGGGGCAGCTTGAGTCTGTGGCTTTCCTGAATAAGGCGAGGATCGTTCACGAAAATCTCCCCCAACACCTGAAAGTAGGGCTTGGCAGAGATAACGACACCACCATGGAATTCCCTTCCATGAAGTCGCAGATCACCGCTCTTCCCTCTACAGAGAAGGCAGGTCGTGGACAGACAGCCACTCTCGTTATTCAGGATGAGGCCGATTTCCACGACAACCTTGACCTCAACTACGCCGCAATCAAGCCAACTATTGACCAGGGTGGGCAGTTAATCCAATGCTCCACAGTCAATAAAAAGAGGGCTGGAACCCTGTTCAAGGAGATTCACCGGCGCGCCCCAGAAAATGGGTTCAAAAGCATTTTCAACGGGTGGAAATCCAGACCAGACAGGGATCAGGCATGGTACGACCGTGTGCAAAGAGAAGCCCCTGTTACCGACGGTATGTCTCCTGAACTCTATATGGAGCAGGAACACCCCGAAACAGCAGAAGAGGCACTCAGGCCGTCAAGGGTGATGGCAGCTTTTGATGTTGATGCCATCGAATCAATGCAACTCGACACCAAACTGCCAATCGAAACGCGAAATGGCGTGGCGAATATCTACCAGAAGCACGTAGTGGGCAAACGGTACGCCGCAGGCAGTGACACAGCACACGGAACTGGCGCAGATTATTCCGTTACTGCTATTATTGACGTTGAAACCGGATACGTTGTTGCCGATATCTACTCGAACACGATTGCGCCCGAGCATTTTGCGATGGAATCTGTCAATCTTTTAGAAGATTACAAGTACCCGATTTGGGCTATCGAAGACAACGACTGGGGCGAGTTGACTCTGAAAAAAGCGCAGTCGCTCAAGTATCCTCGCATGTACGAACGAAGAAACGCTCAGGGTAAGCCATCTGGCAAGTTCGGCTGGCGCACAGATGCCCGAACAAGAACGGTTCTCTGGGGCGAATTGATTGAATCTGTCCGTGACAGGCTGATTACTGTTCCAAGTAAGCCAGGGCTGAATCAGTTTTCCTCAGTAATCAGGAACCCTGATAAAGATGGACGGATTGAAGGCATAGTTGGAACTCACGACGATTACCCAATGGCTGTCGGATTAGCGTGGCAAATGCGTAAAGAAGCCTACAATCAAGCCAAGAAAATCAATGTAATTACGAGAGAAGAACGAGTGCGCCGCATGGGAAACAATAAGTAATGGCTTCTAAAAAAGACCAACGCTCTATTGAGCGCATTCTCAATAAGATTGATCGCAAAGAACAGGTCTTCCAGAAGCGAACAGCCTTCATGGATAGCGATTACGACTGGGGCTGGAAGAACACCCCGTTCGTGCCTATTGCCACAGAAGGCATTCAGCAAAAAGATGCCATAACTACCAACTTTGCAAAGGTGCTGGCGCGCAAAGTCTCTAACGGTGTGGGCTACGCAGAGCGGATCGTCCGCGTTATAGACGATGCTGACAACGAGGAATTCAGGGATAAGAACAACGCATACGAGCGGTGGTGTGTCGGTATTCTTGAAATGGCAGATGAACGCCTGCAATCAAGCGGCATGAACTCCACCGTACAGGGCGAAAATGCGTGGAATGCCGTTGTTCGTGGAGGATGGATCGGCACTCGCTCAGTCCTGATAAAAGACGCTCAAGGCGAAACAATACCCGATATTGTCCCTATTGACCCACGTAACTTAGTGTTTGAAAAAGGCCGTGGAGAGCCGTTATGGGCCGCAATTATCACTCAAAGGTCACGGCAAGATATTCGCGATGAATATCCTAAATTTGTGTTTGACCTCGAAGACTCACCTCAAAGCTACGAAGACGATGAAGATGAGTTAGCCCGTGTGGTTGATTACTACTGGACGCAAGATGACAAGCGCATGAACTGCGTTATTGTCGATAACAAGTACGCAAAGAAGCCAACGGATACGTTCGCTGTAAACTTCCCGGTTGTTATACGTCTGATCGGCAATAACCCCGGCGTAATGAATTACAGCCTCAAGGACACGATTGACGGAACTCGTGAAATCCCAGGCATTGAAGACGTTGGAGACAGTATCTTTGCTGCCCTTCGCCACGTAATACCACAGGTAAACCGTTTAGCGTCTTACCGAATGGCACTTACATCAAAGGCTGTTCAGGGAACGCTAATCATAAGATCTCGTGACGGGACTAAAGAACTGGATCAAGACGCTTTCAAGTCCGGGTCTGAAGTAGGGCTGTCAACGGATAACAATGAAGACATTGCGCTTCTTCCACTATCTCAACTTACGTCAGATGCAGGTCAGCTAGAAGGGGAATTGAGGCTTGATGAATCTAATGCCGGTCTTTCTGACCCTGCTTTAGGAAGACTTACATCCCCTGTTTCTGGTGCAGCACTTCAAATCCTTAGCCAAGCGGATACTGAAGTGGTTGCTCCGTATCTTAAAGCTGTAGAGTCTTTGATCGCAGGTATTCTGGATAACTTAGGCAAACAGTATGAAACAGGACGCTATAAGGACATTCAGGTTCGTGGCAAGACCCACACTGACCAGCCCTTTAACAAGGTAATTGCCCCTGATGACATAAAAGGGCATAACCTCTTATCTGTAGAACTCAGGCAGTCACAGCCACAGGACGATTTCGCTTTGTGGCAGGCGGCTCAAGTGGCCTCTCAAGTTGATCCTTCAACTGGCACGGCACTTGTATCCAAGCAATACGCAGCCACTAAGATTGCCAAGGTTCAGGACTACGACCTTGAGAAACGTCGTATGTCTGGTGCGCGAACCCGTGCATCAAGCAGGAAGTACGAATTGCTTACTCAGTGGCATTCAGCAAGACTTTCTGGAGAGCCTGAAGAAGTTATCCAACTTCTCGAACAGGATATCCAGAGAGAGATTGACCGTGAGGAAATGGAGGCTCTTGCGTTAGAGTTCCAGTTCCAACAGGCAGTCAATATCGACCCGGCAGCGGCAATGTCTGGTCAGCAGACACCGCAGCCACAGCAACCACAAGGGGTTAATGGAGCAGGGTTACAAGATACGGCAGACCTTGCTACAGTAAGTGCAGACCCTAGATTATTAGCGCAAGCCGGTACGCAGGGCGTGAGTGCTGCTCCTTCTCCTGACGCTGGATATAACACAACCGCCCCTAGAAATGCTGCGGAAGCAGCAGGGTTAGAACCAAACGTATAAAGGATT